TCTCAACCCCCCATGCAAACCCTAAACGCTTATCCCTCAACCGCACCTGCCGTTCAAAATACGGGACGTGGCTTTTTGGATAATTTAATGACGAGGCTTGGGTATGCCTACGAATCATTGTTTCCTTCTTTTGGTAAAGCCGACATGTCCGATGAAGAGGTTTTGACTGAAATGCTTGAGAATGTTCAGTTGGAAATCGCAAAGAAAGAAGTGGTGCAAACCATCTTCACAAAAGCCCATCATTCCATCAGTTCTGTTGCTGATGTTTCCATGATTGCCAGTAAGATGAATCGCCCTAATTCGGACATCGTTTCAATTTTTCATAGCCGTGGCGATTGGGGAAACGTAGCAAAAATGTTTGGAATGACGCATCAAGAAGTTCAAACGGTAAAGGTGGTTTTCAATGAACAATAATTTGATTTTAAGAGCAAGATTGCATGAAAGTGGGTATTCCGAGGAAGACATCGTTAAGATTCTCGGAATGGGTCGTGGCGCAGGTGCAGCATCTCAAAAGTTCACGGATCGATTACCTGGTGGTGATAAGCGTTTAGCACGTCGTCTTGGTCAAGGTGCGAACTTTGGTGAGAATCAAAGGCAGTTGATTGCAGGTCAAAAGCAAGACGATGCTTTGGCTGCATATCAACAAAAAATGGGTCAAAAAGGATTTGAAACGATGGCAAGTGCGCCATCAGGCATGACAAATCCCAACCTGCGTGTTGATATGAGTTCACAGGGCGGTCCAGCAAGTGCAAAAATTAGCGCACAAAGCGCAATGAATCGAGGCATGACTTCAACAGGATTGCCTGAACAACCACCACAACCAGATGGGCAACCAAACCAAGTCAATACAGAAGCAGGTGGAGGCGAAATCAATACTGAAACAGGTGGAGGTGCGCCCGATCCAGCAACAGGGGGGGCAGCACCAGGAGGCGCACCAGCAGGAGGCGCACCAGCAGGAGGCGCACCAGCAGGAGGCGCAGCACCAGCACCCGCAGCACCAGCACCCGCAGCACCAGCACCCGCAGCAAGTGGTGGCGGTGCAATCAATCCCAACGTGCAAAACATGGCTCAACAGTTCCAAGCAGGACAGGATATGCAAGCCATTCAGCAAGGAAAAGGTGCGGATAAGCAGACCTACATGAAAAACCGTAGCACAGGTGGTAAAATCGCAGATTTCTTGACATTCGGTGCAACTAAAGAGTTCGGAAGCACAGGCGCACGTGCGAGGCGAAAGGCAAATGAGCAATCTCGACAACAAACACAAAATTACCAAGCAGCCACCCAACGTATGAATCAACGTGCAATGGGAATGACACCAACTATGGTTGCTACATCGCTTGATTCTCAACTGTCGGCATATTCAGACATCATCTCCATACGCAAGGGTATTCAAGAACGCAACACAACTCACAACCTTCGGAGGTGATTATATGCAAGAAAGGGATGAGGCGTTGGATTTCATTTACAAAGGATTTCGTGATGGTCGCCAAAACCGCAGGAACGTTATGAATCAACGTGGTGCAGATCGTATCGCTGCACGAAGGGAAAGAATGGCTCAATATGGTTCGCCATCAATGCAGATGCAGACTCCCAAGATGCGTGGGCCTCCTTCACAAAGCAATGTAGCATCATCGCCTCCATCAACGATTGGCAACTTCACAGACGACATATCCACGTTAGATGATGAATCAACTCCAATCAACGAAGCGGCAGGTTCACCGCCTTCCCTCAACCAAGCATTTTCTAATTTGGGTGTTCCTGAACACCGTCCAACTGGCGGTGCAAATGTTGGTCGCCATGATTATGTTAATGAGGGATTCCCTGATCGAACACCCAACATAACTCAAAACGTCCCCTCACCTGCCGAAGTTCAAGAAACAACTCCGCCAAAAGATTTGGGAACTCGCTTGCCAGAAGGTCAAGACCCATTCCCTACGAATTATGCTAATTTGACGGATGAGGAACGTTCACAAACAATTGGCATGTTGGGTGAAAAGCACAACAAGTTGAAAGAGGGAACTGAAACCTATCAACAAGCAGTTGCCGATGGTAAAATCACCGAACAACAAGCACAGGAAGGCATTTCTGGCTATCGAGATATGTTGTTTGAAGGATTGCCACCTTCTATGATTCCTCAACCAAAATCAGATGAGCAGCAACACAAGGAATCGTTTGAAACTGCTTATGAAAGGATGAAGAACGAAGCAACTCAGCCTGATAAAACCGAACCATCAAAAGAGGAAAGAGCGCAAGAAATGTTCAACCGTGTTCAAAATCGAAAATCGGAAAGATTGGGTGAGGAACCTGAATATGAAACTGATGATTCAAAACTTACTGAAAGGGATAAAAAAGCGATGGCTGATTTTGAAAAAATCCAAGATCGGAAAAAGAAAAGACAAGCGAAGGCGAAAGCAAAACAAACTCCAAAGCCAGACGAAACGGTGGCTGAGGCAGCAAAGAAAACAATCAAACCGCAAGAAGAAAAATCAAAAAAACCAGAATCGGATTCAAGTTTAGCCGACAAAAACCCACCAAAATACGGTAGGTTAGTTGAGTCTGGTAAAGGAGTAATTGGTAGCATTTTACACACCGATGCAAAAGAGCAAGGGCTTACGAGAGTTATGATGCCTGGAAACAAAATTGGCTACATGAAAGGCACTCCTAAACCCGACAAGGAAGTTGTTGAAACGGCAAAGAAAACCATCAAGCCCAAGAAAAAAGCAACGAAAAAGGGCAAGAGTGCAGTTCGAGCAGCGAGCGATAGATTGGCACGTTCTGGCATGAAGGGTGATAAAAAAGATGAGTCGCCCAAGGAGTGAGGCGATTAAATGACCGACGCAATGAATCAACTTGCAGCACAGGTTGATTTTGAGATGGGTCGAAAGGACTTCAAATACTTCTTCGAAGAAATATGCGGGAAGTTCGATGTCAAGAGTCCTTGGATTCTTACCAAGTTCCATCAAGAATGGTTTGACCTCTCCGAAGGCAACAACAAAACCTGTATTATTGCCAGTCGTGATCATGGCAAGTCCGTGTTTTACCGTGTTTATCTCCTATGGAAAATGGCTTACAACCCAGGAACAGAAGTTCTGTTCTTCTCACACAGTCAGCACCAGTCTATTGAACACATGAGCAAGATGAATGAACTCATTGAAGCGATCCCTGCACTACAACATCTCAAACCAAAGCGAGGATGGGCGAAGCAGAAGTTCAAGTTCACCAACAAATCATCCATCTCGGCTATGTCTGTTGGCAAAGCAGTTCGTGGAGCGCACCCTCAAATCGTTGTGCTTGACGATATTTTGTCAAGTGAAGCCCAAACGCAACTCAAGCACATTTCATCATGGTTCTACACCGCACTTCTTCCTGTCCTTCACCACACCGCCCAATTGTGCATTGTTGGAACTCCGTTCTCATATACCGATCTTTACTCGGAACTCAAGAAGTTGAAATCCTATGCAGTCCGTGAATACCCCGCTATCAATGAGCAAACAGGTGAGCCATTGTTTCCTGAACGTTGGTCGCTGGAAGCGTTGAATAACCGTCGAAACGACATGACTTCAATTGCATTCACACGTGAATACCTATGCAAACCAATTGCCAGCGAAGCAAGTCTGTTCCCAGAAGAAGTCTTGAACAAAGTGAAGGATGATAAGTTATCACTTACTTACTATCCTCATGAGGGTGAATCTTACAACTACTACATCGGATGGGATCCTGCAATCTCAGCAGATCGGAGAGCCGATTACACTTGCATGATGGTTGTTGCTGTTGATGAGAACAAAAACAAACACATTGTTCACACACACCATGAGAAAGGAATGGACTTCTCATCACAAATTGATAAAATCATTGAACTCAATGCCAGATTCAACCCTGTTATCATCGAACTTGAAACGAACAATTTCGCATTGGCCTTCAATCAAGTGTTAAACGAAATCAGCGATTTGCCAATAAAACCCTTCAATATGAGCCGTATGAAGAAAGAGGCTTTAATTCATACCCTTCAACTGCAATTCGAACAGGGCAAGTTGTCAATACCCTACAAAGACGAAGGAGGGACACGTAGATTGATGAACACTTTATTGACTGAACTCTCTACGTTCACCATGTTGGATAACGGACGCATGGAGAGTTTGGGCGGTCATGACGACATGGTTATGGCTCTTGCATTGAGCATTCAAGCGACCAAGGAATACAGGGATAGCATCGTTATTTTGGATGCTGATGTTTGGCAAAGCAGGTTGGGGTGGGCAAATGTTTGAGAAGCGTATTGAAGGCGTTTTTGGAATTGAATCACCAGAAGATGTTCTAAAGTTGCTCGATGAGAAGTTGATTTCACAGGAAATCAAAAACAACCAATTGGAAGCAAAGTTGCTTCAAGAGAAAAAGAAAGCAGCAACGCAACAACCAAAGGAAGGAAAAGGCGGTCCACGTGATGAAGCAGCAATCGAAGGTTTTGATTCTCCAAACATGGGAGGCGGGGACAAGCAACCAGGAACCGCCGTTGAAACAGGCAACTCTCCCTTGCCCGTAAGCAAAACGTGGTTTGTTGATAACTTCGGAATGCAAGGCAACGAAATTGTGGACTTGCTTATCAAAAGTGGGCGTGATGAATTGGTTGAAATCATTCAACCTTTGATTATCCAAGAGCGCATGTCATTGCTGAAATCCTACCCATCTGTTTCACCCGATCTTGTTCACACCTTACCATTTACGGATTTTGATTGGGAAATGTTGCAGAAGAACCATGATTCGCTGGCAATACCGTTTCGAAGGTTTGTCAAGAGTTGGAATGATGGCAACGAAGAAGCCTACGATGCTTGGTCAAACCGCATTTCCAAGACTGAACGCCTTAGCCTCAATGAACGTAAGGTTTTGGAAAAAACACAGGAAATACTTGACAGTCATGGAAGCATGAACACGCAATCGCTACAATCTTACGGTGTTTCGGAAAGCACTACAAAGATTGCCATGTTGATAAAATCACATGGGTTCCTTTACGACATCGTAGCGTTAGGCTCAGGTTCAAAGAACAACGACAAAGGATTGTTCTACGGCTTGAAAAAACATGATATTTTCGTCAAGGACGCAGGAGCATTGATTGGCGATCTGTATGAGATTGGCGGTGAAATTGAAATCAGTCCACGTGGAACCCCTCGATTGATTCTACCTTTCAATTCAAAAGTATGCAAGGAATACGCACACGCCCTCAACACGGAAATGGACGTGCGAGGCATTATAGCCGAAGGCAACGGGCTGGTGATTGAGGGGGAAACCTCAGTCGTCAAGGCGATTGATGCCTCTTTGCCCCATTTGACGAAAAAGAAGGGAGAGGTGAACATCTTGAAAAAAGCACTCAATGATGATGAGAAAGCCATCATGTGTTTGACCTATTCACATTCAAAACCACAAAAGCAGGTTCGCCTGTTGAAGTCATGGAACATGTCGCTTGAAGCGTTTGAAGAAATGAGGGAGGCCGTAGCAAATGGCTGATAGGGAGAGGATGGAACGTTTATTCTCCGCTATCGGAGTTGATATGGAAAGGCACACCACCCCCATGCCAACAATGCCCTTGTTTCAATCTGGCATTCAAGAGCCACCTTTGTTGCAGGGGATTACCATTCCTGCACTATACGCTGCAACGTTTGAATGCGTGGTTCTTCGATCCATCCTCAATCACCTTGCAGTTGAAGCATTCCGTAAGGGCTATGGATGGAAACCCAAGTTTGTTGTGAAATGTAAGGACTGTGATACCGAATACCATCAAGAAGTAGATACCTGCACCGCCTGTGGCGGGGAAGTTCGCAAAGCCGATAAAGGACAAATTGAGTATGCACAGGCTTTGCTTGAGAGCAAAAATGGCATGATGCAGAACTTCCTTGAAATCATGAAAGAGGTTGAAATGGATTTGAACATCGTTGATGATGCGTATATTATTCTCACAAAAGAATACTTTGTGGACCCAGATACGAAGAAGGTCATGTTTTACCGTGTGAAAGAAATAACACGTGCAGACCCCATTTTCATGCGTATGCTTGCCGATAAGAGGGGTGTTCGGGGTGGCAGTCAATACACAAGCCTTGTGGATCGAACATTCCGCACCAGCGACCCAAAGGACAAATGCCCAACAACAGGTATGCCAGTTGTTCCCATTCACTACATGAACCTCGCAGGTGTAGGCAAAGGACAGGTATATACCGAGGGCGAGGTTATTCACCTCAGCAAGTGGTCGCCTGGTAAATTGTATGGCCGTAGTCCTGTTGCTACTATGTGGCGGCAGGTGAATACTCTCATTGCGATGGATAACTACGTCTATTCAGCATATCAAAAGAAGCGTATGCCACGTGGCGTGATGGTCATAAAATCATCCAACATGGAAACCGTTGAGCGAACTGCACGAAACATTCAGGAACACCTTGAGCGTGATCCGTCCTACATTCCAACCATCGGCGTTGAAACCGAATCTGGACGTGGTGGCCTTGAATACGTGCGAATGATGGACACCCTCGAAGAACTGCAATACATCCCAATCAAAGACGACATTCGCCAGCGTATCGCTGCATTCTTTGGTGTTTCCAACGTGTTCATGAATGACGTTTCAGGCGGTGGACTCAACAACGAGGGTATGCAAATTGTTGTGAGCAACCGAGCCGTTGCTTATGCTCAATCTATTTACAACCGCATTTTGTTCCCTCA